AGCTTCCAACCGGTAGGGTCAGGGAGCTGACGGGCCTTTTCTTCATCCGTTGCCACAGGGGCTTCGGTCGGCTGGCTTGTTTCTGGGAGGGCATACTTGCCCGGTTCAAGAATTAAATTACTCATCTTCTGTCTCTTTCAAACAACACCGCAAACTGTGCGGCGAGCAGCCCGCGAACGGGAAGGCGGCGACTCTTAGTCGTCGTTTCGTGCGGCCGTTTCGGCCAAATCTACAAGATAGCGCTCTGCGATAGCCAGACCCTGAATGGTCCCGCAGAGTTTTTGATATTCTTCAAATGAGCGACATGCTCCGCTGGCGGCGTCGTCAGCGTAGTTGTTCATGTCTTTGCGTATTTGGTCGCGCAATACACGTGCGAAGTCTTGAATCATGGGGTTCCTTTACCTTTTCGGCTGCTGTGCTTTTGACTTGGCGATGTCGATGCCCATTTGGACACCTGCACGTTCTTGGTCGGCGTTTAGCCGCGCCTCGTCCATCTTGATCTTGGAGCCTGCCTTGAGGCCTTCGAGCTGCATCTTGGCATTGAGTTCTTGCTCCTTGAGCTGCAACTCGTCGCTTTTTGCTGCCGCTTCCACCTGAAACTTCTTCTCCTTTAGCTCCAGCTCTTTCTGCTTGATCTGCAACTCTTGCTGCTGGATCTGCAAGATCGGGTCTTGTGCTTGCTGCTGCGCTTGTTGCTGCGCTTGTTGCGCTTGGCTCTGCTGCAACACTTGCTGGGCTGCTTGGGCCATCATCCCGGACAGAGCCAACTCGATCTGCGGTGGTAGCTTCTCTCCTTCTGGCGGCAACGGCATACCCAGCTGCTGCTCAATTTTCTGGCGGTATGCAAAGCCAACGTGCTCAGCGATGTGGGCCATCATTGCTGCTTGGATCATCGGGGCCTTGGGGTTCTGGCCAACCAGCTGCATGATGATAGGGTCCTGCATGGCCGACATGTGCACCTTAATGTGCGACTCGTGGTCTTGGTACATGAACGCCTTCATCGGCTCGTTCTTCAGGGACTGCATGTTCTCGCTCACTGGGTCCATCGGCTTTTGGTCGTCGGGCAACGGAACTAGCTTGTCCGCGTTCTTGATGCCCAGCACCTCCAGCATGTTGCGGTGCAACTGTGGCAAGTCGTAAATGTCCGGGGCCATCTGCGCCATCTGGATGACCGCTTGGTACTGCACAACCCGCTGGCTCATGGTGGCCGCGTTGGGATCGCTCACCGGGATGATGTCAACGTAGCTGTAGTCTTCGGCCTTGGCCAGACGTCCGCCTTTTTCTGGCTCGTACTCGTAAGACATGTCCGTGTAGTCGCGGATCAGGCCAGCCAGTAGGCGTAGTTCTTGCTTGAACGCGTAGTGCATCCGCGCCTGAACTGCCGACATGACCTTGAGCTGGCGCTCCAACAAGGCCAGTGTGGTGCCCACCGGGGCATTGGCCGACATGTCCGAGACCTTCATATCCGCTGTTGCGGCAAAACGACGGCCTTCGTCTACGATCGTGCCTAGCAGCTGGAACAGAACCATCGACGGCTCTTTATACGGCAGCGGCAGGATGTTGTCGCGCAGTGCGCCTGAGCTGATGTCTACGTCGCGGAACTCTCCGGGGGCAATCGGTGTGTCATCACCCTTGATGCGAAGTCCACGGGACTTGAGTCCGCCCGGCAAGTTGGACAGGGTTCCCGCATCGACGAGCTGGCGCATGATGCTGGTAGCTGACTTGGCGAAGCCCCCAATAAGATGGAACAGCCCGAAGCCGTACGCACCGAAGCCGGGTATGTATTGGTAGTGTACGAAGTGCTGGCGCTTGAGCCGTAGATCGTCTGACTCATTCCAATTGCGGCGAATAGACAAAACATCGTTAGTTCCTTTGATAAGGGTTACTACGTACGGCAGGGCAATCCCCGTCGTCTCGCCGCCATCCTCGTCCTCAAAGCCCGGCAAGTCCAAGTCAACGTGGCACTCCAGGAGGATGTACCGCTCGTCGTTCAGGTCGCTAAAGCCAGTTTCCTTGTCCTTGGCTTTCTCAATGTTGGTCTGCTCGCGGGACGGATCGCCCAGCTCGATGTCACGGTAGAACCCCGCCTGCTGCAGTTTGCGGATCTCATTCTTGGTTTTGCGCATGACGTGTGTCAGGCGGTAGCAAGTATCCAAGTCAGTCGTGCCATACGGCAAGATGATGTCTTCGGCAGGCACAAACATCGAGACTTGACGCCCCAAGTTCGGGTCGAAGTACACCTTCTTGAACGCGCTACCCGTAGCAGGCAGGCTCCACAGCATCCGCTCGTGCTCAGGACGGAACTCGCGCATCACGTCCGTCAGCTCATGGTTCATGTCCGTTTCAACGCGGCGAGCAGCTGCTTGCTTCTCCGGGGTCTCTTTGCCGATGATCTTGGTGCGCACTGGGCCTTGGGCCGGGAACGTCTCGGTGATCGACTCTGACTGAAACCTTACAACGGCTTCCGTAATCATGGGGTGAAATACGCCCGATGCACCGTTCCACGGCTCTGTGCGCTCTTCAACCTGTAGGCCCAGCAGCTTGAGGCCGTCGGTGTAGGCTTTTTCCCACTCCTTGCGTGAGTTCTTGTCGTTCTCGATGTCGCTGCACAAGTCACTGGCCATGGACTCCATGGCACTTTCGTCCATGTCTTCAGTAAGGTTCATGCCAAACTTCTCTTCTTCCTCTGCCTTGAGGACATCCAGCTCAAAGCCGGGGCCGGTAATGCTGACCGCTTCGGGGTCCACGATCTCAATCTCGATGGCCTGTTCATCTTCGCCTAACGCGTCAATGCCTTGGGGCTGCTGAAAAAGTGCTCGGTCGATATTCGTTGCCATGGTATCCCTTAGTAATAAGCAGCGCGGCGGGAGCCGGTGATCTGCTCTGTATCTGGTACGTCACTGTTGAGCCGGATAAGCCCGCCCTTACGGATTCTAATCAATGCGAGCGTAACTGCGTCAACTTGGTCGTCGTGCTCTCCGGCAGGAAACGCAAGTAGCTCATTTACAACCTCGGTAGCCCACCTAATTTCGGGGAACCAAATCTGCTTGTTGGTAAACATATCACTAACGGAGTTCATCCGGGCAATTTTGTCTTGGCCTTTGCCGGGGCTGTAGTCTTGAACAAACAGTCCTGAGCGCCGCATCTCGTCAATCAGTGGCTGGCCACTGGCTTTCGCCTCAACAATAATGGCATCGGGCTCCCACTCTCTGGCTTGCTCCAGCGCCATCTGTTTTAACTCGGGGAACTCCCACTTGCCCCGCACACAGTTCAGGCAGATGATGTTGTCCATCCCCTCTTCGTTCGTCCAGACCCCAAATGTCACGCAGACAGAGTAGTCCGATCGTGTTTTTGTCGTCAGTGCAGTGTCATACGCCTGCACAATAAAGTCAACCGACGGCGGATCTTCGTGTGGCCACCACTGAATGTCGTCTTTCTTGATAATCGCCGACTCTTGCGCCGTGGGATTCTGCTGATATTGTGCGTTCCACTGCCACGCGGGCATGCTGGCCTTTGTCCGCAGGAGGGATTCAAGGCTCCACTGCGCTGGCCATAGTGATTTTAGAGTGGTGGCGGGCTCTTCCGGGGTGTGTTCCTCGTGTTCGGGGTCCGCCTTGGGGTTCGGAGTCTCCAAAATGGCAGGAAACTCAAACATCTCGTACTGGTCGCCGTCTTCGTTCAGCGCACCGTCTTTAAGCAGGCGTCCTATGAGGTCCCTCTGGTGCCAGCGAGTATGTAAGATACAAATTTTTCCTGCAGGCATAAGGCGTGTGCGCAAACCAGCACGAAACCACTCATAAACGCCGTCTAGGCCTGTGGTATTCCCCGCCTTGATGTCCTGCTCCGAGATTGGGTCGTCGACCACAATTAAATGCGCACCACGACCTGCAAGCGCACCGCCTACACCCGTTGCATACACCTCGCCGCCCTTAGTTGTGTTCCACTTTCCCGCCGCTTTGGCGTCGGCTGCAATCTGCACGCCGGGAAAAATAGACTTGTACTCCGCGGTCTGCATTAAGTTCCGTACTTTACGGGCCATATCAACAGCAAGGTCAACCGTGTGCGAAGCCACGATCAATTTATGGTCTGGGTGCTTTCCAAGGTACCACGCAGGGTAATAAATAGAAATCATCTGCGATTTGCCGAACCGGGGGGCCATGGAGACCGCAATCCTGTCTTTCACTCCCTCTTCCACTTGCATAAGCAACGCCCCTAGCCGCTTTAGGTGCACCCCAAACTTGTACGCTGGGTCCACGGCTGCGATAAACGCTAAGAACTCACTTCTGGCTAGTGCGTTTCGTTTGCGGCTGTCCAACTCATCCAGCAAGGTCATCAAAGACGCCATGTCCTCGTGCGACATGCTGCTGATATTGCTCAGCAATTGTTGAGTTTCGAGTTCTGCGCTCACTTAAACGTCCGTGATGTCTGCAGGGGGAACCAAGATGTCGTTCTGGTCCGCTTCAAGCGTCTTCATCAAGCGTTCGCGCAGCAGTTGCTCCAGCTCTTCCGTAGGCCGGTGACGCATGGTGATCTCTGTCTTGTCCGTGAACAGGCCCACATCGGAGATTTTGCCCAGCAGCTCGTAGCACTTGATCCGTATGCGGGGGTCTGGGTTCGTGGAGTCCAGAATCAGCTTGTTGGTGACGTAGGTGCGCAGCTGGGCCGCAGACTGGATAACAACCTTGTCGTACTCATCAAGAATTGCTTTGAGGTGCACGATCGTGCCGGGGGAAGAGAGCAGTGTCTCCGTTGGGGCTTTGAGTCCGGTGAACACCGCACGGGCATCGGATATGTCCGAGTCCGATACTTCTACTTCGTCACAGATTTCCGCAAGGGAATTGAACGCAGCGTTTATCCGCACCTGCAGATCCTCAAACGTGGGAGGGTAGGGGGCGTAGGGGATGTCCGTGTCGATGACCGGGTACTGCATGAATTCTTCCGCGACCTTTAGTAAGGCGATGGCAGCAGTGTACTTGAAGTGGCGAGCTTTTGGAATGTCTGCGAAATTTTATAAAAAATTTTTGGGGTGTCGTTTTTCTGACAGGGGTGGGGTCTCTGGGGGGAGGGTCTGTGTCAAGCTACCAAGCCGACGTTTCTGTGTCAAGCTATGTCAAGCTATGTCAAGCTATGTCAAGTTAAGATCTCGGCGAATGCGACGCTCAGTGTATAGAGACGGCGAGGACCATGTCCACATAGGCTTGGTGGGGGGTGGGTGGGGTCGCTACTATCACGACTCAGGGCGGCGGCGACGGCGGCGACGGCGGCGTCTAAAATTAGAATCGATTGACAATGTCATGTTATCCGGTCATAATAGATGTATCGGTTCAGGGGATCACGTTGATTCTTTGCCGATACTTTGAAAGATATATATATGACCACGTCAACGAAAACCACCATTGCTTCCATCATCCCGTCATTTGAGACCAATGCTAGATCCATAATTGCGGCGCAAGCTGCAGCCGATAGAATCGCAGTAAAAACGAGTGATGCTATCGTGCAAGCGATCCAGCGCCACCTTGATGCGTGCGCGGTGGCCGGTGTGCCCCGTGACCTCCCCGGCGTGAACGCTATCGGTCGCGGTATCCGCGAATGTCAGGCTTTCATCGATTCGGTTGCCACCGGGTTTTTTGAACGTAAGACAATTACCGAATATGCTCAGGGCGCAATGAGAGCGTATTTCCATAACGTGGCGTTCGCCGCTTCGCTCAAGAATGATCCAACCTATAAGATACCGGCAAAAGACGGCACGGTAAAAACGGGCTCAGTGTCGGTCGTGACCGTCGCCGCGTTTCATAAGACACTGATCAAGGCGCTGCAGCAAGCCCGCATGCTTGGCCTGCATGAGCAGGCAGCTGATATGCTTGATTTTTGCCTTGAATCGTTTGATGGGTTCAGCGAAACGGATGCCGACAAACTTTAAAATTTCACTCTCACCCGCCACGGCGGGTTTTTTGTTGCCCGCTCTTCGCGGGCTTTTTGTTGCCCGCTCTTCGCGGGTTTTTTGTTGCCCGCTCTTCGCGGGCTTTTTTTGCGTCGGGGCTTTTCGCGTCGGGGCTTTTCGCGTCGGGGCTTTTCGCGTCGGGGCTTTTCGCGTCGGGGCTTTTCGCGTCGGGGCTTTTCGCGTCGGGGCTTTTCGCGTCGGGGCTTTTCGCGTCGGGGCTTTTCGCGTCGG